GCCGCCAACGCAACCTGCGCAACAGTTTTCACTGCACGCTCCAACGCGAAACCCCAATACTTCTTCCACTTATCCATCCTGACTCTCCTTCATCGATTTGTCCTCCCACACTGCAGCGAAACAGTATGAGGTCGTTATCAAAGTTACCAAAGCAACACCACCCGTAATCAGGTCGCTGGTAGCACTGTCGTTATTCATCAGCACTGCTACTGAACCGCTGAGAAGCATCAGTGAGCCGAGTGTGAAGGCTGCGAAAATATATCTGCGCCGAATCTTCCATGACGGTTTCATGTGAGGATCGCCACCATCGGGCTGATGATTGCTGCCAAGAATCCGAACACACCAATGACCTGCCACATCCGTTGCTCCAGTTTGCGAATCCGCATCTCATGATCGTCAATCTTCGCTTCTGAGTCAGGCAGTGAGTTAGCAATTTTTTCCAACAGCCTGCCCTGCCGTTGAACCTCCAAATAAATGTCCCTCATTGAAACCTTTACACCAGCAGTTTCAGGATGCTCCTCGGTCACAGTGAACCCTCGTTTAGTTTGCGTTGAATCGTAGACCAAGTGCCACGCCCCCACACACCGTCAGCCGTCACACCGATACGGGATTGCACAGCCTTCCTGGTTGGTAGGTCAAGTTTGCCGGTCTGGGGAGTCCCCACCCAAGCCTGAATAGCCTTGTAGGTCATTGAACCGGCCACACCATCCACACGCCCAGCGTAGAACTTCTGCTCCTGCAACCAGGTTTGCCATTGCTTCCAAGTCGCACGATCTTCACGCCCAGACACCTTCAGCGTTGACATTGCAGCGTTGCCGTTTAGGTAAGGTGTGGGATCCACATCCGAGCCCCAGGAGGCACGCTTCCGAACCTCAAAATGTAGATGAACCCCAGTGCTGGAGCCGGTGGTTCCGGAAGTAAAGCAAAAAGTCCCAGCCTCCACCCGTTCACCAACGCGAAGCCCTGTCTTGTGCGCCCCATGATAGTAAGCAGTGTGAACTTCCCCATGATCTATGAGCACAGTGTGACCGCCACCCTTCGGGCTCCAACCCACATGAGCGACAACACCAGGCGCAGCAGAAGTCACCGGAAAAGTCCCTGCAACATCAAGCCCACGATGTTTAGTCTGCCTGCCAGTAATCGGGTGCCAGCGCATCCCATACTTACCGTTAGGGTTAACCGTAAACCCGTCAGGCCAAGGCTTCTGAAGCTTCATCAGCTACACCGTAGGAGGGTAAGGGTTTGCAACTTTCACCGCTTCAACAGCAGCCAACCATTCAGCCTCAGTCTTGTCACCACGCTGATACTCAAAAAAGATAGGGTCAGAAGTTTCACGGTAAGCCGCAGCGCGTGCGAGCTCAACCTGACCATAAGCGGACTCATATTGAACCTCGGGCCACAGCGCCTCAAGTTGCGCCTCAGTGGGCTTAGCCGAATCGCTCAACCATGTTAAACCGGCGTAATCGTCACCATCTAACACCCATTCGGCGCCCACAAACTTGCTTGTCAGAATCAGTGGAATATCCATTAGCCAGCAACCTCCATCAAAGTAATACTAGAAGCTCCGCGAAGCCACGCACTGCTGTCAGTATCGGTGGAACTACGATTCAAAAGAACCGTTTGCGTTGTAGATTGCGAGTGACCAAGACGCAAAGAGTAAGTCGTTGACGAAGTCGTAGCGGGAGAATCTAAATAGGCGATATGGCCCAAAAGAGCTGTAATAGCACTAATGCCGTCACCCTGACCACTGCCCACAGCCCTAACCCTGTTCCCCGCCGCATCACCGCGATAAGCAGAAACAGCAGCATCCTTGTAAAGGTAGGCATAAAGACCTGAAGCGCCAGACACGGAACCCGTGAACTGCACCAACACCAACACTTTAGAGCTTGCGAACTTCGGTGTGATTGACGCAGCTATCGCATCAGCCGAAACACCACCCCCAGCAACCGAAGCGCTAAAAGTGTCCGTCTTCACGGTCTGGACAACCTGAAGAATACTTCCCGCCCCAAGAGTGGCACCCGAAGCGGCAGGAATCCAAGAAGACCCGTTATATACGGAAAGCGAATCACTATCGGCAAGGTAGGACACCATGCCTTCGGAGGGGGAAGGGATTGCCGAACCCCTAGCGGCAGTGCCCGCGAACGACATAACCGCCTGATCCATCAGGTTCGTGTTCACATTTGCAGCCGTGAGAATCTCACCCGCGACAAAAACTTTTCTAGGCACAATACTCCTCAGTTAGAAGCCAAGAACTCCGGCATCATCATCCAGTTTACCAAACACAGCGCTATCAAGAATAAAGAAGTCAAACGGTAACTGCTCAAAACTTATCGACACAAAATGCGAATCCACCGACACATCATGCGACAACCCCAAAATCCTGTTCCGAATATCAATCGGTTGCCCCACCCCATTAGGTGTGAACCGAACATCCGCCTGATCGCCTAACTCCAACCCCAACACACTCAACCGTTGCCCAGAAGTCAAAGCATCCATGTTGACCCGAACACGCTCCACACGATACTCAGGGTCTTTATATCGGGCCACAATGTAATCCGCCAACCCCTGCAAATTACTTGAAACAAGCAACGTGTCTTTACTCACCGAAGTCACACCGTAAACCACTTGGCTTGTCGCATCCGAAGCTGTTGCAGTGCCGGCAGCTGAAGTGACAGTCACATCGTTAGCAAGCTGCTCCGTACCGTAAACAATCTCAATCGAATCAAACGGAATATCACCATCATCAGCGAAAGTCACAGCGGAACCAACCGGCTGAATCAGACGATTACGGAAAACAACCTTGCCATCCTTAGACATGAAAATAAGTCCAGATTCAGACTCCTCCACCGCCTGCAAATACGACAACGCATTCCCATCCACATCGCCAGCCAACAGTGTTGTGTTGCCTGTAGCAATATCCCGATCTAAAGTCGGCCACGCAATCGTCAACTGGTCAAGCACACGTTCGACACGCGCCCCAGAACCCTCCTCAACAGCTGACCCCCCAGCGTTCTCCTCACGAGCAAACAACGAAAACGCATCCGACCCATCAAGGGAAGCAACCGAAACGCCACCCATCGAATAAGTGAAATTCCAATCATCCGTCACACCCGTAAACACAGCAGTACCATCAGCCAACACCCGAACAGGCAACCGAGGCACCACATACTGCGCATACTGAGCCCCAATATTCAACGGGTCAAACGCCCGATTTTCATTCCGCAACGACACCGAAACCCCACCAGCATTAGTGCGCTCCAAATCTCGTGACCGACCCCGATTAGTAGACACAGAAATAACGGAGGCCGTTACATCCTCATAATCAATGGAACCGTCAAGAACCCCTGTATCCAACAACCCCAACACAGGGTCATCAAGGGTGAAGCCGGTGAAAGCTCCAAGCTCAACCGTTACCGACACGGGTTACGCCTTCGCAAACACTGGGCCAGAAGTACGCTCATACCGTTTGATCGCGTTGACAATCTGCTCACCAACCTGAGCCCCATTAGTTCCCATACCCGCCGTCACATTGATTGTGATGTTCGTGCCACCACCGCCTAGCCGGTCATTCGGCACAATGTTCCCGCCACGACCCGGCATGAAAACCTCCGGCCCCTGCTCACCAACTAGATAAGGCATACCACCCGTCACACGCCCACCCTGAGCCCGTTCACCAAAGTTAGGCAAACTCACACCGGCAGGAGTTTTCCTAGACAGTTGGTCGAAAAACTGTTTAGCCCGCTCGTAAGCACCCCTGAACGCATCCGCAATACGGCCCAAACCGTCAGACAAAGCACCAAGACCCGGAATCAAGTTTTCTGAGCTAATACCCAAGTTGTCCAAACTCTCAGTGGTAGCCACAGTGACAAAGTTCCAATCCGTGAACATTCCAGCCACCCCACCAATCACATCCCCTAAGAAGGTGACGAAACTAATCAGTGGCGGCAACAGCTGAAGCAACAACGGGATGACCTGCTCAGCCAACTGAACCATCAACGGAAGCAACTTGATAAGGTCAGGCAGGAGTTTCGCAAACCCGACAATCATTTGCTCCAAGAACCCCAGGAACGCCTCATTCTTGCTTAGCTTCTCAATGTTTATCAAGAACCCTTCTAGCAGCGTGTTCTCTTCACTAATGTTGAAAGCCTTACGAATGGCAATGCCAACCTGCTCGAACGCCGGCTGAAGCGCCGAAAACGTAGCCCCAATGTCCCTGAGCAAAGTCGGAAACTTTACTTCAAAAAACTCAGTCAAAGGTGGCACAACATTGGTCAGGAAATACTCAACAAACCCCTGGAACGAAGGCAACAAGGCAATACCAATTGTTTCCTTTATCTGCTCCAACCCCAACCGGAACCGATCCGAATACAACGCCCCAGCCTCAGCCGCCCCACCATATTGTGACTCCACCTCCGTCAAAATCAAAGCCTGAGCATCGAGCAAGCGGTTCGACTGAACCAAAGTCTTAATCTGCTCCTGCTGTTGCTCCGTGAATGTGGTGCCACCCTTACGCAACGCAGTAATACCCCGAATCGGATCCTCCAACGCCTTACCCAAAGCAATCGCCTGACCAGAAGCATCCCGCTTCAACACCATCGCCATATCGAACGCGGCCTTCGTAGCCCGGTCAAAACTCCCACCAGCCTCACCAGCCGAAGCACCCAAAGCCTTAAACGACAACAGTTGCGCCTGAACACTCTTCACAACCTCAGCATCAACACCAAGACGCAACTCCTGAGCATCCGCAAACTTGATAAGCCGACCAGTAACCGCATCCAGTTCCCCACCAAACTGACCCGTAGTTTTCGCCACCTGCTTCAACACAGCATTCGACTGCAAAACCTCTTGACCCATACGGATCGTTTCCGCAGCAAAGTTTCCGATAGCCCTAACAGCAAACGCGCCCGCAACAATGGCACCAAACCCGGCCACAGCCTTACCAAACCCGCTCAAAGCATTCTGAGCCTGCTTGATACCAGTCGGGTCAAACTTGCTAACGACTGGGATATCAATAGAACCGCGACTCACTTAATCCTCCTATTTACAAGCGCCATATACTTCTCGATAATCCGGCGAGCAATACTGGTCACTTCATCACGGTCATCCTTAGCCCTCGGAATCACAAAACGACCCAAACCATCAAGAACCGGTGCGCGACCAGCCAAAGCACTCACAAGCGCACGGCCCTGCGGCGTTAGACCCTGGCGCATACGCTCCACAAAATAGAAGCCACCCAAACCCTTACGCCCACGGAAAGCCATGGTAACGACCGGATAGAAACCACGCTTTGGAGTCCTAGTCCCAAGCGGAACCCTCACCGTAGCGTTCACCGGCCCCCAGCGCCGACCATCCGCACCCAGCGCCAAATTAGAAACCGGTGGCTGACTCGGAATATTATTCTTCAGCTTCGTGGAAAAAGGCTTCAGGTCAGTGCGCATCTCCTTCTGGAGAGTCTTGCGCAGGTTCGGATCTATCTTCTTCAGCTCTGCAAGCAACACCCGAACATCGGCGGCTCTGACAGTGAACTGGGCGGGCATAATCTCTATTCTACCGCCGGCCCCGCTTACCACTTTGGGCCTGAGCACGCGCAATCAGATAACGCTCAATAGTCCACAACATTCGAGGCTCTAGTTTCATCAGCTCCAACGGGCTAATCCCCGTTTCACAAGCTAGGGCTGCAATCTCCCAATGAAGGCTCGACTCACCGAGCCCCCTTATTTTTTTGTGGGAGCCTCAGCAACCATCGAAACAGACTCAACCCACTTCTCAAAGTCATCAGTGGTGTGCCCGGTACGCTTCAGAGCGTGCCACGCCAAAAAGAACATATGCGTCAAACGCACTTCATCCCCCAGGCGGGCAACACTCAAATCGAAGCGTGCCTCGAAAGCAATCAGATCGGCTGCAATAGCTGAACACTCAACGCTTGTTTCGTCAATGAAAGTAACTTGTAGGTTTATTGGATTCATACTTAGACAGTACTCCTGGTGACAGTACCTGAGCTCAATGCCCACGAGGTGCTGAATGTGGCTAAATCTCCCACACTGGAAGCCAGCGGGCTGTATTCCGTGACCAAAAAGACTCCAGAATAAGACGGGTTGCTCGACGTGACAGCGGTTCCGTTAGGAATCACGGTGACAGTTGCGCCAGTTCCCAAAAGCGGGAAGATAACAGAGTCAACGCCACCCGAAGCAGCGAAGTCCTGGTGCCAGTCAAGAGTCACAGAAGCATCCTTCAGACCGCCAATGCGCTGAACGAAAGTGTCACCGAAAGCGGTAACTTCCTGCTCTGCCGCACTCAGGTCAAATGTGACTGCAGCAATATCAGAACTCAAATCGGTTCCATTGATTTTGATGTTGTAGTTAGTAGCGACAAACTTTGCCACAGTTTTCTCCTTATAGTGCGAACACGGTCACGGCGAAATCCGCCGATAAATATGTGATATCTCCAATTGTAACGGAGGTGATGTTAGTCATCTCAGAAACCCTCGTGTCGAAAGCGTTACCGTCCAGAGTGCGATCTATCTCAATGGCCGTCTTAAGTGAACCCGAGCCAGTTGAGATAAGTGCATCCAAGTTTTTCTGTGCCTGCACTGTCGCAATGCGCCCGAAAATCACTGTGACCACGAAACTGTATTCACTTAGACCCTTAGCAAAAGCACTGTTGTAGGTCACTGACCCAAGTTGCACGACGGCAGCGGGCATCATCGGATCGTCAGGAATCTCCGCATAAGTGCGAAGGCCCGTGATCGTGTTCATGTTTGTTGCGAGGCCAGCCCGCATCAGGCTAATGCTCACGCGAAACGAAGCTTCCGGTAAGGCTGAATCAGCCGTTCCACGTCAGGGTCAAGCCTGCCAACCCGAACCACACCCATGTCTGAGAACCCGAGCACACCCGTAGGGGACTCATAACGCTTATACGCCCGCAGTGAGCTGAGGATGGTGGCCTGTTTGATAGCCATTGGGATAGAAGCAAACCCAAACACACCCGTCACCTGCACGCTCGCCTGATTACTGTTCACATTCCGGGGTTCATAGACCGGCCAGAGATAGTCACCGATAGCCCGAATCCTGGTCGCTGGTGTGGAAATTCCACCAGCCAACCCATTCAACGGCTCCAACTGGTAATCCTTAGCAGCCCAAGTGATATCGAACGTGCCGTTGCCGGTGCTGTCAGACTTCAACGTGGTCACCGAAATGATGTCATCCGTTTCCACCAAATAAATGTCCTGCGGAATATACACACGAGCCACAGCTGTTGCACCCGTACTGAAAAACACGCGCTCAGTGTAAGCATCAATATCGCGGGAGCTGGACTCAATCGCCATCTCCAACAACCCGTCATCAATCGTGTCGGTGATGCGAGCTGCAGCCTTCACCTCGGAAAGTGTCGCGTACCCATTCACAATCGCCAAAATAAACCTCCACCCACCATTCTACCGCCCGGCCTCCCACCCGTTCAGCCTGCGCCGTTCCACATCCCAAAACCCTGCACTGAAATCCTCCCGCGCCACCTTGTCGTAATACAGGGCCGCGTTCGTGGGGAAAGTGCGA